CAATCTATATTTCGTGGAGCTTGTGATTACATGGGAATAGAGAGAGATTAATTTTGGAAAAATTGGAGAAAATATTATATCAATGCTATAATTCAATACGTACAATGATCAAAGGAAGTATATGTCAGATAAATTAAATCCTTGGATTTATAACGCAGAAGTAAAAAAAGTTATCGATGGTGATACATTTGATATCATCATTGACCTGGGTTTTGATACCTTTAAAAAGGGCAGGGTTCGTCTTTATGGGGTTAATACTCCAGAAAGCAGAACTTCAAATCTTGAAGAAAAAAAACAAGGTTTGGCGGCTAAAGAATTTACCGATCAGTGGCTTAATCGTGCAAATAATAAAGTAAAAATTGAAACAATCATAAACAAAAATGAAAAGTATGGCAGAGTTTTGGCAATGATTTGGAATGAATCAGGCGATTGTCTCAACAAAGATATTATTGTTTCTGGATTGGCAAGAGAATATTTCGGTGTTGGAGACAAAACTTGGACGGAATTTAAAAAGGACGTCTGATGCAGACGTTTTTGCCGTATCCTAATTTTCAAAAATCCGTTGAAGTTTTGGATTATAAACTTCTTGGCAAGCAACGATGAGAACTAGGGTATTTTTATCCGGCGCCATAGAAGGCGTAGGCGAATATGCCTACCCATGGCGCTACAAGGCATGCGAAATGCTGAATAGAAGAGGCTTTGAGGCAATTAATCCAATGGATTACGCCTTGGAAGAAACCGATTGTGAACCAAAAGAAATAGTTAGTAAAAATATTTTTCTTCAAAATAAATGCGATCTTATACTAGTTGAATATCTCCTCGCCGATAGGCCTTATATAGGAACTGATTTTGAAATGACATGGGCTTATCTTCATAATCAACCAGTTATTGCGTTCGCTGCTCCAAGTGTTCAATCTAGGGTTTATATGAAATTTTTATCAACAAAAGTTGTATCAACGCTTGAAGAAGCGATAGAATATATTGCGGTTACATATCCAAATAATAAATAGCCGAAAGGAAACTTATGGCAGAAAATAAATTCAAATACTTTGAGATTACAACAACTTCAGTTGTAAAGGCATCTTCCATGGCTGACGCCCAGAAGATCGCCCGTAGCAACCGTCGTACTGTATCAGGTGTTCATGGTGAACTACTTTATCAGGATGTTGATGTAGAACGTATTACAGCATTGCAGGCTCGCGAACAAATCGAGGAGTAAACTATTGGCAAATGGGGGCAGCATTAAATTGTTGTCCCCATTTGTTAATAAAAAATATATGAGTCGGACAAAAATTTATTGCTCAAATGGTTGGCAGAAATGAAGAGAATAGATTCCTTGTTCCTGTTCTGGAAAGGCTTCAGCAGCAGGTAGATGAAATTGTATTTACGGATGATTGCTCAGAAGATAATACTTTAGAAATTGCTCAAAAATATTGTCATGCGTATAAGACTCTGGAGCCGACATTCGCCGTTCACGAGGGCAGACTTCGTACAAATGCATGGTCAAATTTATCAAAACATGCAAAAGAAGGTGATTGGATTTTGGCGATCGACTGTGATGAGATGCTTTATAATCAAAAAGATTTATCTTCTACAGACATAAAATCTGTATTAAGAACGTTTGGGAATGATGCAGTGAACATACGTTTTTATCATATGTGGAATGAAAAACAATATCGAGTAGATAAGCTTTGGGCGCCAAATAATAGTTCTAGATTATTTAGATATATGAATAATGGTGAGTTTAATGATAAAGCTTTGGCTTGCGGTTCTGAACCGACATACGTTCACAATTGGATAAATCAAAGAAATTATCAAGTGAATTCAAATCTCATAATGCAACATCTTGGTTATCTTAAAAATGAAGATAAGCAGGCAAAGTATAAAAGATATTTGCAGTTAGATGGTGGAAAATATCACAATTTAAATCATATTAATTCAATACTAGATAGTTCTCCTGTTTTAATGCAGTGGGATAATGTAGGAGTTTAGAATCAAACTATGAAAGATGCAAGAAAAGCAATTATTCAACTAACAAAATTAATGGATGCAAAGAGCAAATTCGCATTTTTAAACATATCTCATTCATCTATTATAGGTCTTAACAAAAAGGGTGAGAAATCATTTCCCCAAGATTTTTCACAAGAAATAATTAATTCTATTAATATTTCTGGTCCAAAAATTATGAAAAATATTTCATTTTCTTTAGCTAAAGAAATTAATGAGGATAAACATTCTTCAATTGGACTAAAGAAAGGACAGAGTTATTTTATCCCTAATCTTTTTGAATATTATTATTCAAATGATAAGGAAATATTTAGGTATTTTGTTGACTTTTATATTAAAAACACACCAAAAGTTATTGTTACTTTTCATGATTACAAAAAAGTTTCTGCAGTTTTTGGTGTGAACGCAAAAATTATTAATGTTGCATACGATTCTTGTTATAAAAAAATGAAAGATATTTACGAGGAAATATCTAAGCTTGACGGCAAGATTGATTATTGCCTACTGGATTGCAGTGCATTGGGCCTAGCTCTTTCTGGGAAAATTTGGGATAATCTCAATATGTCAGTTATTGATCTTGGAAAAACTTTAATTTTAAATAAAGAATCTGGGGCGAAAAACAATGAAACGCACAGAGAAAAAAAAGCATGATCTAGATGACAGAGAGTTTCTGGTAGATCTTTTGTTCGAAACATCTCTTTCCATTTCTGATATAGCCAAAGAATTAAATTGGACAATAAATGAAGTTAATAAAACAATAAATAAGATTGGACTTGGATGGCTGAAAGATAGCCGCAAAAAAATGTCTAAAGGCCAATCTGCGCTAACACAAATCGTGCAAAAGCTAATTCCTAAAGAAACTATAATTAACGAATATCATATAGGGAATAAATTAAAATTAGATATATATTGTCCCAAGTATAGAATAGCTGCTGAGTATCATGGTAGACAACATTTTTATTATACTCAGAGATTTTTTGAGTCAAAATATGAATTTATTGAAGCTCAAAAAAGAGACCAAAAAAAGGTAGAATGGTGTAAACAAAATGGTATTACACTAGTTGTTTTTAGGTACAATGATAGGCTTACAGAAGATGCGGTTTTTGACCGTATTATTTCTGCAATCAAGTCTACGCCGCATAGTGATATAAAAAAAGAGAAAAAAAGTATAGCTCAAAACATATTTTATAAAAATGCTAAAAAAAGAAACGCAGAGTTTCGAAAAAAAATTTATAAATCTATGAAAGAAAAGAAAAATGCAAATAGAAAAACAAAGCGAAATTAGCGCAGACAACGTTCCAATTGAATATCAAATATTTGCTTTGTGTCTTAGATCTCCTGGCGCAATTGAGTATTTTTCAAAAAACCTAAACGAAGAACTTGTTGGCGCTATACATGGAGAAAAGGGTATAAATGAGTTCTATCTTGCACTTTTGCATTTTTATGATGCCACTAAACTAGATGTAGTTGATCCAATAGCCTTTAAATCTTGGCTGCAGACAGAAACGCACATCCACGAAGCTTTAGGCGGTAATGCCGGTGTGTCCATAATGATTGATATATTGAATTCTCTTGAGCTATCTACGGTGGAATCAATAACGGAGTTGGTAAAACACAAGGCAAATAAAAGAAAACAAATAAATTATCTACAAGAGCTTCAGGGTATTTTAACTCAAAGGGGACAAAAAACAGAAGATGATATTAATAGAATACAGATTTTAACTTCACAAATAAAAGATTTAGAAAATCAAATTAGATATAATCCATTAGACAAAGTCAGTAGTGGTTTAGATATTATATCTAGAATTGATTCAATTTTAGATGTTCCTAGCTTTTTGCCAACTCAATTCAAATCACTGAATAGAGCTATGGGGTACACCGATAGTCGGAGGATTTTATAGGGGTGCAGTTCACGCAGTCATCGCCGCTTCGGGCAAGGGCAAGAGCACGTTTGTAAAATGTTTAGCGAATAACTGGCTGGACAGCGACTATAGAGTTTTATATATTAATTTTGAAGAAGCAGTTGGTCATTGGGAGAGAATTTTAATGACTCAAATTATCGAAAAAAACGTTTATGCGGAGTCTTCAAAGTGGACAGAAGACGAAAGAAAAATTTACATCAATATATTTAAATCCAAACTTCAATCCTGGGGTGATAGATTGATGGTCAGGCACGATCCAGATACTCCGTATTTTGAAGATCTTGAAATTTGGCTAAGAGATATTCTTGGCCGCAATCTAAATCTTCCTGATGTAATTATAATAGACACAATACAATCTATGTTTACTAGAGGAAATGGCAAAGGAAAGCCTAGATGGGGCGAGTTTGAAGAAATGATGGTTCGTCTTGAAAAATTGGCAAGAGATATGAATTGTGTTTTGATCATTACTGCACAGGAAAATGCTAATAGAATGAAAGAAAAAAGAGAGATCGTTCAGCAGTCTGATACTGGCGGTTCATTGACCATTCAGCAGAAATGCGCAGTTACAATATTTATTACGGAAAAAAGACTAGCTACAGACGATGAAACAGAGGACGAAAATATAATGCAACTGCAAATACCAAAAAATAGAATTACTGGATCTTCCTTTTTTTATGATCCACCACTTGTTAAGTACGTGGACGCAAAAAAGAAATATGAAGAATATGAACCAATCACAGATCAATCATATGTCGCTACAAAAAGCTTGTTAGACGAGCTTTTGAGCGGAAAGGATTTTGCGTAATGGGATATATGACCATAGAAGCCGTGAAGGATTTTCAGCTGTGCGAAAGACTTTTTGATTATAGGTATAGGGAAAAACTTTCTGAAAAAATTTACTCAAGAGAAACACATGCTAAAAAATTTGAAGATACTTTAAAGAGTATATTCTTTTTTTTCTTTTTTAAAAAACAAGCAGGAATAATCCCATCATACGCATCCCTATTAAACAGATGGGAAAAGCTTTGGTATCCTAAGGATACAACTTCTTACGAGATTATAACGGAGCAGCATGAAACTGTTTATGGAAATATATCTAATTTGACCTCAAAAGCCGCAGCTATACTTCTTCTTTTCCACGAAATGTACAGTAAATCTGATTATATACCTATTGCAATTGAAGAAGAATTTATTATACCTAGAGTAAGCAAAAATAATATAAAAGATAATTTTGATTTTATATTTTATAAAAATAAAAAATTTTATATAACAAAAATTCTATTTAATTATAGAAAAAGTAATAGAGATATATATAAGATGGACTTTTCTGGAATGTATAAGGGCTTTAATCATAAAAATCCAGACAAGATACACAATGCCAAATTTGGGTATATTGATGTAATGAGTCAGGATCTTTCTTTTACTGAATTTCATATTAGAAAATTTGATATAGATCATTTTGACTACTGGTGTGATAGAATAGATTCAACAGAGGTATTTGTGCCCAGAAGGGGCCTTATTACCTTCTGCAAGAAGTGTCCTTTTGACAAACCTTGTTCAAAATGGTCCGAATGGAAAAAGGAGATACCCCCCAATGCCTAAATCAATATTGGATGATATTTTAGTTAGTGATAAAAAAAATCTTAAAAAGGGCACTGAAGATCAAATACTAAAACCTTTACTTAGCGAAATTAACTTAATTACAGATAACAACGTTAAATCATTTGTTAGATCATTATTATTAAAAGCGGAGGGATTTTGGGAGATACCAGCTAGCTTTACTGGTAAGAATCATCCCCCGGATGAAAGAGGTCGTGGTGGGAATGTTCTTCACACAAAGAGAGTTGTAAGAATTGCAGCCCTTTTAACTGAATCTTATAGTCTAAGTAATGACGAAAAAGACGTTGTAATTGCAGCCAGCTTACTCCACGATTTATGCAAGGGCGCAAGAACAGCGCCAGATCAAGAGTACCGTTATGATCCGATGCATCCGTATGCGGTTGGTAGGTTCGTCGCTGAAGCTCAGGGTGAGGATAAAAAATTTTCTTCAGATTCCGAATCTACCACAATCTATCTTCAGGAAGAAATTGTTCAATCTATTTTAAGACTTGTTCGCTGTCATTTGGGCCCATGGTCGCCAGTGCCAGAAACATTTCCAATTACTTATCTTGATTACATAGTTCACATAGCAGATAATGTTGCTTCTAAAATACACCAAATTATTCAAGATAGTGATTTAATTAATCGAGAATGGAAAATTAATGGATCTTCAGCAGAGAATTAAAAGGCGATATTTTTTACTTTCTTATTTAGACAAGATGATAGAAGAATCTATTTATTATAGAAATAATAATTTTCAAATGAATCAAGACCAAAAAATTGTCATAGCAAATATAACAGATGCCAACTTTAAAACAAAGATATTATGAAAATACCCTTGAATGAAGAAAAATATTTGTCTTCTTGGAATCTTGTTGAGACAGCGAGATATGTTAATTCACTAAAAAAAGTTATTAGAGATAAAGACGGTGATCAACCAAAATTCACAAAAATAAACGAACTATCTCAATACGCCAATCAGCACAACAATATTCGGTATATATACTTCTATTTGGCATTACAATGTTGCGGACATAAATAAGGCAATTAGATTTGGTTCTCTTTATTTTGATTTAGATTCAGATAATCCAGATGAATGTCTTCAAAATTCACAAAAATTGTATCAGTATTTAAAGCAATATATACCAAAAGAATCTTTGATTGTATATTTTACTGGCAAAAAAGGATTTCACATAGAGTGCGAGGCGCTATCGCTGGGAATAAATCCATCCAATAAGCTTCCGATATTATTTAGATTTATAGCTAATGATATTAAATCTACTTTAAACATTACCTCCATGGACTTTAGCGTTTATGATGCTAGAAGAATGTGGAGATTACCTGGCAGCAGACATCAAGATACTGGTTTGTACAAAAATAGATTGGATGAAAATATATTATTTTCTTCCATGAAAGAAATTGTATCTTATTGTCAAGAACTTCAGGATAATACAATTCAAGAACAAGTTTTTAGCCTTGATGCAAGTGCGTGGTTTAAGAAATTCGAATATAGAATGGAAATTAGCAGACAATCTTCTAATGATTTTCTTGAATACTTTAATAAAAAAGGCAGTGCAGCCTTTAAGGAGTTTGCTCTATCCAAAAAAATTTTTACTCCCAATGAACTTTTAAAAAACTGTCCATCAACTGCTAAACTAATTGACCAGGCAAAGCAAACACATAAGCTCGAACATGAGGCGAGACTCTTTCTATGTTCGTTATTAACATATACGGAAGATTCCATTAAGTTTCTTTATGAAATATTAAGTTATTGTGATGACTTTAATTATGAAAAATCAACTAGTCATATTAATGACTGGATTAAAAGACGTCAGTTAGGAATCGGGGGCAGACCATATACCTGTGAAAGGGCCAACTCAGTTGGCGTTGGATGCGGAGATTGTCATCTTGAAAAGAAAAAAAAGATCATATTAGTAGGTACTAAATACATAAATACATCAGAAGAAGTTAGCCCATCTCCAATAAGATTTGCCTATAAGTCAGAAAAGGGAGGAAAAAATGTCTGATAAAATAAAAAATACAAATGACGTCATTGGGGTTTGTTCAGAATGTAAATCGGATCAACCAGAATCATACATGTACAAAAGTCCATTTGCACAACAGGGAAAACCAGTTCCGTGCAAGTACTGTGGTGGCATAGTTGTGATAACATATAGGGAGACGAGAGATAGTGCCCTAAAAAATTCTGATAACAGCAGAGGAATTAATTGAAAAATTGGACGAACCTTCATAATCATACAATTTTTTCAATGCTGGATGGCCATGGTGATGTAGGGGCTTATCTCAGTAGGGCTAAAGATCTACGGAATGGCTGGATTGGCCACAACGGATCACGGCAACATTCACTCGTGGCTAGATTTTTATGACGCTGGCGTTTCTACAGGTGTTAAACCAATACTTGGTTCTGAATTTTATCAAGCTAGAAAATCTAGATTCGATAGAGATGAAGAAGAAAGATCTGGTCCCGCAAAAAATGAATGGGAGCAGAGAGGGCCATATCACATAACTATTTTGGCAAAAAACAATGTTGGCTATCACAACATTATAAAGATGTCTTCAAGGTCTTATTTGGAGGGCTTTTACGTTAAGCCAAGATTAGATCATGATCTTATTTCGCAACATTCAGATGGAATTATTGTTCTTTCGGGCTGTCTAAACAGCGAAGTATGCCAGGCGCTTTTGAGGGATGATTTTAATTTTGCGTTGGACGCCGCTTATAAAATGCAATCAATAGTTGGCAAAGATAATTATTTTATAGAAATACAAGATCATGGGTTAACAGAGCAAAGAAAAATATCGAACCAAATTCTTCAAATAGCTTCGGCTATTGGCGCAAGAGTAGTGCCGACCGGCGATTGCCATTATGTGCATAAACAAGACGCGCACGCTCATGACGTTATGTTGTGCGTTGCCACGAATGCAACAATTCATACTCCAAATAGATTTTCTTTTTCTGGGGACAATTTTTATCTAAAATCATATCAGGAAATGGAATCTGTATTTAAGGAAGATTTATTGAAAAATACAATGTATGTTTGTGATATGGTTAATTTGGATCTAAAGTTTGGAGAAATTCATTTTCCAAAGTTTCCCATTTCAACCAATGAAACATCAATTCAATATTTTGAGCGACTTGCATGGGATGGATTAAGAAAAAAATATGGAAAAGTTCTTCCAGATTCAATTGTTGATAGGGCTAATCATGAAATAAAAGTTGTTAAAGATATGGGTTTTTCAGAGTATTTTCTGGTTGTATCTGATCTTGTACGATGGGCCAAATCTAATAGCATTAGAGTTGGGTGGGGAAGAGGTTCTGCGGCGGGGAGCATACTCTCTTATGCTTTTGATATTACCAATCTTGATCCAATTAGATTCGGTTTATTGTTTGAAAGATTTCTTGTCGAAGGCAGAAAGTCCATGCCAGATATCGATCTTGACTTTGACGACAGACACAGGGATAGGGTAATCGATTACGCAAGAAATAAATATGGTAGCGATAGAGTTGCGCATATATGTACGTTCAATAGAACTGGCGCAAGACAATCTCTAAGAGATGCAGCTAGAGCTCTTGGATATGATTTTTCGACTGGAGATAAAATATCTAAATTAGTTCCTCCTCCAGTTTTGGGTATATCAAAATCTTTATTTGAATGCATGGAAACAACTGAGTTCAAACAAGAATACTCCAATAATTCTGAGTCCAAAAAAATAGTTGATACCGCATTTGGATTAGAGGGATTAGTTCGCCAAACCGGCATACATGCGGCCGGGGTTGTAATTTCCAAAGGGCCACTTGTGGACTATCTGCCGATTATGCAGAAGGGTGTCGATAACCCGATTGTTACCCAGTGGGATATGGGCAGAGTAGAGCAATGCGGTCTGCTGAAAATAGATTTTCTTGGACTTAGAAATCTTGGCGTAATAGATTCTTGCATAAAGCTTGTCGAAAAAACAAAGGGAATCTATATTGATGTAGACAAAATACCCCTAGACGATCCAGCCACGTACGTTGAGTTACGCAAAGGTAATTGTGCTGGAGTGTTTCAGCTTGAATCATCTGGTATGAGACAGCTCATGGTTCATCTTCAGCCTCATAATATTGAGGATATAATGGCTCTTATATCGCTTTATAGGCCCGGCCCAATGGGCTCTGGTATGGATAAATTATATATAGATAGAAAACACGGTCGAGCAAAAATTTCTTACGAACATTTAAAATTAGAAAAAGTTTTGTCTCAGTCTTTGGGTATTATGCTATATCAAGAGGATGTGTTAGGCGTTGCAAAAGAGTTGGCAGGATTTTCTTCGGCCGAGGCGGATGATTTGAGAAAAGTAATTGGAAAAAAATTAATGGACAAAATTGCATTGTTTAGAAAAAAGTTTGTTGATGGATGTGTTCAAACATCTAAACTAGATGAAGATAAGGCAAATAAAATATATTCAGATATTGAATACTTTGGAGGGTATGGATTTAATAGGGCGCACGCAGCTAGCTATGCAATGATATCCTATACGACCGCGTATTTAAAAACAAATTACACAGTTGAATATATGGCTGCTCTTATGTCTTCTGTGGTGGGAAACAAGGATAAGCAGGCGTTTTATCTTTCGGATTGTCGTAAACTAGGTATAGATGTTCTTCCTCCTTCAATCAATAAATCTGAAATTGATTTTGAAGTTGTAGATGACAAAACGATAATATTTGGATTATCAGCAATAGATGGAATCGGGTATACGATTGCAGATACAATTATCAAATCTCGTGATAAAGAAAAACCATATCAAAATTTATTTGATTTCTTTAGAAGATGCGACTCAGCGATACTTAAAAAATCTACTCTTGAACATTTATCTGCCGCTGGTGCGTTTGACGAATTGATTCATGATGAGTCTGCCGATATCAGTAGAAGAGTTGAATTAGAAATATTGGAAAAAGAAAAGGAAGAGCTTGGAATATATGTGACGAATCACCCAGTTCTAGGAATTTGGGATGTTATGTCTAATCAGATTACCTCTGAAATTATTGAACTTCAAGATTTTACCTCTGGTTCTCCAGTAAAAATCGGAGGAATAATTACCTCAGTTAAAAAAATGACTACTAAAAAAGGTCAAAAAATGTATAAGTTTGACTTAGAGGATATTTCTTCAAACATAGAAATTATAGTTTTTCCACGTAGCGCAAGTGCTATTGATGAATCTTATTTCAATTCGGGAGATTTAATAATTGTTAATGGAACCGTTAACAAAGAAGACAATGATGATAATTCAATCACAAAAATATTCTATAATTCTTCTGAAAAAATAGACACTAGATTATTTTTGGGCGGAAATCCAATAATATTTAAAGTTGATAAATCTATTTCTCAACTTACTTTAAACAAAATATATGATATACTTTCTATCAACAAGGGTAATAAACCTGTATTTTTAGAAATCAAAGATAAAAAACATAAGTTTTTATATAAGTTTAATTTATTGAGTTCAGAAAAAATTATACCAGTAGTTGAAAAATTGTTGGAATTGGAGATAAGCGCATGACAATACCGGGAACATATATCAATCCTTCTAGCAAAGATTGCTGGAAGTTCTGCCCATCGTGCAATAGGTGCCAAGACAAGGGCAAGTACAATAAATGCGCTTCATGCAGTGGAAGATACGATCCAAGAGGATGCGTAGAACCCCATAGGGATGACTATTGCGACTGTAAAAATGGTATTTTGCGTTGGCGTACACAACAGGGTAGACTGATTATTACAAAATTCAAGAGCAATCCTTTTAGGGGTGAAGTTAAATATATTAAACAATCTCAAGATGAGAGGGATTGGGATTCTTATGTTAAAGATATGCGAGAAAAAATGAATGATCCCAATTGGAACCCAATCACAATTTATGATGAGGAATAAAATGACAAAAGAAGAAATTGGCAGAATGCTTCTTGGGAATGTTTCCCTTATAGAGTATGATGAACTGGAAAAGCTGAACCCAAAATACTTTTTGCAGGTGGGCATAGTGGGATTTTTTGCCACTCAACAGGAGCTAGACGATTTATACGGAGTACTAAATTACTATTATAATATGGATTCAGTGCAAGACACAGTGATTTCTATAAGGGGGGAATAATGGAGTGGCCATATATTGAGGATGACTTTATGGAAATAGGACAAAGTGGTTGGGTTCCAGTTGGAGAGGGTTTGTTTAAAAACAAATACAACAACCATATCATTGACGAAAACGGCGTTGAATATGATGCCGATGGGAAAATCGTATACTTCCCAAACAATGAAGAATAATGTCAATTAAAATAAAAACAATACAAGATTTAGACTCGCTCCAAAGGCTGTGTCTTACCGATTTTTCTTATTCAAGAATAGATACATATCAACAGTGTCCTACGAAATATTTTTTTAGCTATATAAAGAAAGAACCAAAAATCTTTAACGCGCCAGCGGCTCTGCGGAAATGTTGTTCATTATGTTTTGGAAACAACAATTGATAATGATAAAAAACTTAATCAAGATTCAATGTACGATGCCTATAAATATGGAATTAAAAAATTTGACCCAAATAATGAGTTGACATCAGATCTTCTTTCAACTGGAAAAGTTTTAATAGATGAATTTTTTGATCAAAATATTGATACAAAATTTAATATTTATGATAAAGAATATGAAATTAATTTTATCATAGGAAACTATTTGATTATTGGCTATATAGATAGAATAGATGTTGCAAATAATCAAGTTACAATAATAGATTATAAAACTCGGTAAATGGGAAATTTCTCAAAAAGATTTGCCTACGAATCTTCAAACTGGCATATATGCGTTAGCTGCCTCGGTTGAATTTCCTGGTATGGAAATAACATCTGAAATTTATTATCTTAGATCTGGTCGAAGGAAAAGGCATACTTACAGTATAGAAGATTTAGAAAATATAAAAATTTTATTAATTAATAAGATTAATCAAATCGTACAAGATACATCCTTTGTTCCAACGTCCAATACAAGAACATGTTCGTATTGTGAACACGCCAAAACAGGCGCATGTGGAACTGGGGTGTTCAGGAATAAAAAGGCTTCAGGGGCATAAAAACCCCGCCCATACTGCTAAATTATAGCGATATGGGCGGGGTCTGAAATTAGAAGCTTGAATCAGCTTCAATAACCAAATCGTTGGCCTCAAGGCCATCAAACTCAGTCACAAGCTTTATTGCAGTTGTGGTGTCATAGCCCACCTCAGCGAGGGAGTCAACAACCTGCTGGTTTATTGCACCGCTGATGCCGCTAAACACGTCGTTTAATGTTTGCATTTTACTATCCTTTCGGGTTTGGATTCGTTGAATACGCATTTTTGTATTTTAGTGATTTTTAAAGTATAATGTTAGATGAAGTTTAGTTTGATATATTGATATCAATAGAGGTTATCGCATGACTATCGCAGTTGTCAATCCTAGCGAATTTTTTCTTACAAGATCTTTGTTAAAAGAGCATCCAGAAATTTTGTTGAATAATTCTAGCACGAAAAAAACACAAGAACAACTTTATATACCGGGTAACAATTCTCGTGGCAACGCTTACAAAAATACTAAAACTGGTTTTAGAGAAGATATAGGAATAAATGTTAGGTCTAATTGGGAGGCAAACTTTGTTAGAATAGTTAACCTTTATAAAATACTTTTTGAATTTGAACCAACAGTATTTGCTTTTCCAATTAAAAGAGGAACGAAAGGATACACTCCAGATTTTTTCTTGCAACAAACTAATGAATGGATAGAAATAAAAGGTTATCTTGATACAAAAAGCAAAACAAAATTAAAAAGATTTAAAAGATATTATCCAGAAGAATTTAAAAAATTAATTTGTATTATTAGCAAATACTCAAAAGAGGCTCAACAATTTATCGAGGAAATAGAAGTTTCAAGAGTAATGTACTATGAAGATATTAGATCTTTTTTTTCCTCTAGAATAGAAAATTGGGAGGGAAAATAGTGGCCCCTTATAAAGAGCAATATTATACCCTTAGTGAAAATGAAATGCAGGCGCTTTTGGCAAAAGCAAAAAAGGGAAATACCGTTGCGCAAAAAGAGCTATTAAAAGTATTTAATAATTTTTTAACAAAATATGTTTCTTTGATATATCATGGAAGATATAATCTTAATGATTATGATATAAGAAGATTTATAGGTTTGTTTGTCAAACAGCCTTATGTAAGATTTGCATTAACAAAAAATAAACTCAACAAAGCTGGCTATAAACACGTTGCTGAAATTATGAGGGGTATACAATATATGGCCAGAAGATATGGCGAAGAATTGGACATCAGACAAACCGTTGAAATGACCTTCCTTCAATGCATAAATAGATATGAAAGAAAGGATTCAGAAAAAGGACCCATTCCATTTAGTCGGATTTTTATATAGCTATTTCTTTTATCTGCTCAAAAAAAATGTTGATGTATTTTTAATCAATCAACTTGGAAGAAAAACTTTCCAGCTAGTAGATGATAATTCTTGTGGTGAAGATGATGATGAAATAAAATCTGGTTTTGCTCCACACCCAGTAGAATACACCCTTGAACAGTGGCTTTGCACTATGAACATAGACGAAACGTGGGTTCTTGGTGAAAAAGTTTTTGTTCCATTTGATCAGTTAACCATACAGGAAAGACAGCTGCTAAAATGGAGGTACGTAGACAATAAAAAATCTAGTGAAATTTCAAAAAAAATCAATGAACATCCCAATACAATAAGAGAACACTTATCAAAAATAAAAGATAAACTAGCAGAATTTATTATGGACGAAAAAAATGGATTAGATGACTTAAAAAAAGAATTAGGTTTACAAAATCATAAAAAAAACAAAAAGGAAAAGAAGTGAACTTTCAAGGAATAGAAAAACTTCAACAACTGTTATCGGATTTTTTAAATCCACAAATTCAAGAAGTCATAAACTCATACACGAATCAAGGTCCAGAAAATAAATACTTCATTGAAATTCCAGACGAGGAAGTTATTGATTTGGGTTTAGACAAACTTGCGTCGCTGGTAGCTAGAACATCTAATGTTTATGGAAGAGCAGCTCGTTTTGCCGGTATGGCAAGAGCTAATTATAAGATAATTGAAGGAAAATATAAGAAGATATATAAGTCTTCTAGGATTGGAAAAAACGAAGCAGAAAGAGAAGCCGTCGCTATGGAGGCGGCAGAAAATGAATATAATGCCCTCATAACCTGCGAGGCTATAGTCAATCTGGCTGAATCCTTGGAAAACTCTGCTAGAATAGCGTCTGAATCAGCAAGAAAATTGATGGATAAGGTTCAGTCAATGCAAATAGCCTCTAATAGGGAATCAAAGGGTTATTATTCTGAGTCAGATTTTACAACGCACTGAGGTGTCCGTGTTTATAGCTCACTATAAAGCTGTTGATAAAAGTTTAGAATTTTATTCTGAAAAAAGATCTTCTCTTGACTTTCCGGTCCAGGTTGAACTGAATGGAATAAGATATCTCCTCAATCAAACCATACAAGTATCAACTCCAAAGCAAGAAAAAAATTTTATACAGTTAGCACAAAAAATGGGCATCAAATTTAATATTAAAATATTTAATTCATGAACATCGAAGTTTTTTGCGACGGCGCGTCACGCGGACAAGGTCAAAAAAAATTTGGAGAAGCTTCCTGTTCTGCGGTGGTTTACAAGAATAGAAAAAAAATAGCCCAATTTGCCAGGGGGCTTGGATATAGAACGAATAATGAGGCTGAGTATGAGGCAGTAATTGCTGGTGTTTTAATTTGTTCTATGGCAGATTTGATGGATCCGATTCTTTATACTGATTCAGCTGTTGTAGCAAATCAATTCAACGGAATTTGGCAATGCCGAAATAGAACCCTCGTGCCACTTTTAATGACCTTGGAAGATATTAGATCTGAATATAAATTTCGAATAGTTCAAGTTCCGAGAAGTTTTGTGTGGGAAGCAGATGCGTTGGCAAGCGCTTTTCTCGATCAATTAGCGATAAGAAAAAAAAATATTACATAGCTGTGCTATAATTATTCCTATGATTCATATCTACAATAATCAACCCATCATTGTGGGTCTTGCTGGAAAAGCTGGTAGTGGCAAAACTTCCGTGGCCGAATATATGGTTCCAAAAGGTTCTTTGGAAACTATGAAAAATGGATACAAATGGGATCATTTGTTTTTTGCCTTGCCCCTGTATGAAATGCTTTCAATAAAAAAAAATATAAAAGGTTTTAATGAAGAGTCAAGAAAGCTTTTTGCCTTACACGAAACGTTGTATGATTTGTATGGGAAATCGGCAATTGGCCAAATGCCTGAGTATGGGTGTTTTGTAGAACTTGTTCACAACATCTATAATTTCCCTATAGATTCCAATGGAGTTAAACCAAGATCCTTTCTCCAAAAAGTTGGTGATTTGTGCAGAGCTCATTATCCAGATTGCTTTGTTCATTGGGTGATTCACAAAGCAGTTAAAATGTATAGGCAATACGCTAATTCAATTGATTTGATCTCTGCTCATGATGACAATTTTGATCAAGAGGCAAAAATGATTATTCTTGTTTCAGACGTCAGATACCCAAATGAGGCAGAAGCTATAAAAAAGCATCCGAATGGCTTTATAATTTGCTTTGATGCAAGCGAGCAGACTCTTCGTGAAAGACTAATTAAGAGAGATGGGAGATCTATGAGTATAGATGAAGCTTCTCATCCTTCTGAAAATGGCATTGAAACAATTAAGGGTATTTCAGATATTATTATTAATACGGACAATATGACAGTAGAAGAGCAGGTAGAAGCAACCCTGGGGGCCTTAAGTCTCGAGGTGCTAAGTGCCTAAAATAAATAAAAATGCATTTGAACAAAGTACGGGATCACCAATAGACCAGGCGGTAAACTTAATGTCACAACAATTATCAGTAACAACAACTCCAGTGTTAATGTGTGGAGTCAATAGAAAAATAAATATAGGCAACTTTGAGAATATTGATGTTTATGCTGGAATTAGTATTCCATTAGACGGGGTGTCCTTTGGGGATAAAGAAGAGCTAAGAAAGACCATTGAAGAGGCCGCAGCCTATGGTTTTTCGGTTGTTTCAAAAGAAACGGGTGATAGATACACAATGATTAAAGATTCACAGCAAGGCAAATAATTGTTTAGACGAATTTGCAAAGTTACTATAATATAGTATAATATATTGATTAAAACCATTTCACAACTATCACCAGAGGTAAAAATGCTTAATAAATTAGCAAACAAGATTAAATCTTTCCTTCTTCAGGCCCAACAACTTGACGCCTCAAGCCCTATCGCCAAAGCGCAAGCCAAAGTGGTGGATGAGCTTGTGAAAGAAGCTGATGAAATTGTTTCGGTTGCTAAAAAGGCTGCCGAAAATATTGTGGCTGATGCGAAAGAGGAAGTTGAAAAAGCCGTCAAAGAAGTTAAAACAAAAAAGAAATCAACAAGCCCTAAAGCAAAAACGGCAAAAAAGAAAACTAATTAATATTTACTTGTGAAAGCTTTTTTTTTGCGAGTTCTTTGGAATATTCTTTTTAAATTCTTTGATTTTCTAACTATGTTAGACAACAAAATAGAAAATAAAAAAGATGCCAATTAAGAAGCATATCTATATCAGTGGCCCTAGAATGGGTACTAATAATTCCATGAATGGCATTGAGTTTCCAATTCGCAAAAAAAGAAAAACAAAAAGAAAGAAAATTAATGGCAAAAAATAGAGATTCAAGATTAAAAAGAGCTGGGGTTAGCGGTTATAATAAACCTAAGAGAACTCCAAATCATCCAACGAAGTCTCATATCGTTGTTGCAAAATCTGGAACACAAATAAAAACAATAAGATTTGGACAACAGGGTGTTTCTGGCTCGCCTAAAAAGAAGGGCGAATCTGCCTCATATAAAAGACGTCGAATGTCCTTCAAGGCTCGTCACGCCAGCAATATTAAAAAGGGCAAGATGAGCGCAGCCTATTGGGCCGATAGAGTTAAGTGGTAAATAAAATAAAATAGGAGTTACTATGTCTAAGTATGTAAATAATATTGTTTCCATGGAGAAACAACCACCAGTAAGAAAAAAATCTTCCAAAAAGAAGACAAGCAAGAAAAAATCCAAGGAGAAATAATCATGAAAAATGGAATGAATAAAATGAGCGGAAAAATGATGGCTGATAAAAAAATGAAGCCAGCAAAAAAGACCACCGCAAAAAAGAAGGCAAGATCTAAAAAAAAGAAAATGGGATACTAATCATGGCAATGAAGAAAAAGACATCGGCAAAAAAAGTCAGCGGAAAAAAGAGCGGTCTCACCCCCGCTCAACAGAAGCTTCCCCCTTTTATCAAAGCCGCAATACTCAAAAAAAAGAAAAAGAAATAACTTAGCAATAGCTAATTGCGGTAAAATGGGAGAATAAAATGGCTAAAGTAGAATGGGATATTATAGTACCCGTTAAGCAGCCGGCAGATTTGGCTGGTGTTCGACCCGGAAAACTTCCAGAGTCATTATTACGTCCAGCTGCCGGCGGCGGTAAGCTGCATTGGCTTACAGCCGCAGCATGGGGTGCGATGGTTGAAGCCGCAAAAGCAGATGGCCTTGAACTCAAGCCAGTAAGCTCAGGCGACACGTATCGCACCTATGAGTCTCAACTTGTGGCTTTCAAACAACGCTACACCGATGTCCCCAACAAGAACTCAACAAGAACTTTTGAAGGCAAGAAGTGGTATAAGAAGGATGAAAAACTGGCCAGCCTCGCTGCGCCAGGGACTAGTCAGCACAATACTCGGATTGGCCGTTGACGTTCACACCGCTGGTGAACCCAAGCGTTTGAAGTGGCTTATAGCCAACGTTAGAAAGTTCGGTTTTTCTTGGGAGGTCGTTCCAGAGGAGCCATGGCATCTTCGATATACAGAGGGGGACAACCCGCCAGC